TACTCCCTATGTTTAGGTTTAATGGGGATGCTGCTCTTCGTACAGTATCTGCCGACATCTCAAGAGACGAACAGATCCATGTCGGCACGAATACTCTTGTATGTACTGAGTTGGGTCTACGTCCTTCTCCTTCTTTGGACAAACTTAGGAAGGCCACCATTAACTGGGTTTTACAACCTCTAGGTATAAATACTAACGATAAATATTTGGACAAAAAATTTTGGCTGGATGCTAGTGATCGCTTAATGTATGAGGGCATAGCCCCAGAGTTTTCTGATACAAAGTCAGCTAGAATGCCAGCCTTCTTTGAGCATAGCAATGTCAACCTACCCCAATATGCTTGAGCCCCTACTGGGGCCAACAGTCGAGTCTCTTTCACTAGAGATGAGCGAAAAATTCCCACCCATAAATCCACACCCTAAAGAAGAACTAGCTAGCATCATGTATAAAGCAGGGCAGCGTTCAGTAGTGGAGTGGTATAAAGAACGAATAGATAATGAAAGCACTTCTCGTACCACCTAATGAAGTAGTATCTATTTGGCAAGAAGTAGAACCGTTAATTAATAAAGCATTATCATATGCAACCGAAGAAATATATGCCTCAGACTTTTTAGTATCTATCCTACAAGGAACTAAGTTTTTATGGATAGGTACTGAAGAGAATGAGATACAATCAGTACTAATACTAGAACCAATCAAACATCCAAGAGATGTATCATTATACATACATGTTTGGTCTACTAAGTCTGGGTATGAAGGTGATGATTGGTTTTCATTCTGGGAGGAGATAGAAAACTTCGGTAGAATAAATGGTTGTGACTTTATAGAGGCTAAGGCTAGAAAAGGTTTAGCTAAAAAATTAAATTGGACTAACAAACATTCACTAATAACTAAAAAACTTTAGGAGGAATATTATGGGCGGTGGAAGCCACAAAACAGAATACTTTGAAACAAAGACACCCAATGATTATGATGATGCTTGGATTAGAGATAAATTTGGTACCATAGATCAGCGAGGTTTAGAATTTTCTAACTGGAGAGCAGGTAGAGAAGCAACTCTTGATAGTGAAAGAGCACTAAGAGAAAAGAATAGAGATCTACTTTCACAACTATCATCTGACTTTGCAGTATCACAAGAGCAGATAAGAAACCTACAATCAGGAGCACAAGCTCTTACATCTGACTTTGCTGGATTATCAGGTGAACAATTAGCTACAGCTAAGAACCTATTTAATTTATCTAGGCAACAAGGATCAGGAGTAACACAGGCTAGAACAAATCAAGGTCTAACATATGTAAGACCAGGTAGAACGAGAACTGATTTACAAACAAGTTCACTTAACGTCTAATAACAATGTCAACAGCTAAAGAACGTTATGATTATTTAACAAGTGATCGTTCCCAGTTTCTAAGTGAAGCAGAAGAGGCATCTAAATTAACCTTACCTTATCTTATCCGTGGTCACGAAGAAAGGATCGCAGGTATGAAACAATTGAAAACTCCTTGGCAAAGCGTTGGTGCAAAGGGTGTAGTAGCGTTAGCATCTAAGCTATCACTATCACTAGTCCCTCCACAAACCAGCTTCTTTAAGCTACAGGTAGATGAGGCTAATTTAGGTGAAGAGTTTCCACCAGAAGTAAAGTCAGAATTAGATTTATCCTTTGCAAAGATAGAACGCACTATCCTCGATGCTATAGCTGCATCAGATGATCGTGTAGTAATACACCAAGCACTACAGCATTTAGTAGTCGGTGGTAATGCTCTTATCTTTATGGGTAAAGCTGGTCTGAAACTATTCCCTCTTAATCGCTACGTTATAGAACGAGATGGTAACGGTGCCGTAATAGAAATAGTCACTAAAGAACGTATCAATAAAAAGTTAATACAAGATCAACTTCCTAAAGAAACTTCAGTTGAATCTGCTCTCATGTCAGCCAATGAAGAAGGCAACAGGGATGGTAATGAGGAAGAGTGTGACATATACACACATGCCAAGAGAGAGAACAACAGATTCGTATGGCATCAAGAAGTATATGGTAAAGTATTACCTAAATCAATTAGTAAAGCACCAGTAGAAGCTACTCCGTGGCTACCCTTAAGGTTTAATACAGTAGATGGTGAAGCCTATGGTCGAGGAAGAGTTGGTCAATTCATAGGAGATCTTAAGTCTCTTGAAGCACTCACTCAGGCACTCGTAGAAGGCTCTGCAGCGGCAGCTAAGGTTGTCTTTGTAGTTTCACCCTCAAGTACTACTAAACCAGCCACACTGGCCCAAGCAGGCAATGGAGCAATCGTCCAAGGGCGACCAGATGATATCGGTGTTATACAAGTAGGGAAAACAGCTGACTTCCAGACAGCCTATGAGTTAATGGGTCAGTTAGAGAAAAGATTAAGTGAGGCATTCCTTATACTAAATGTTAGGCAGTCAGAACGTACTACTGCTGAAGAAGTTAGGATGACTCAATTAGAATTAGAGCAACAGTTAGGCGGACTATTCGGTTTACTTACTACTGAGTTTCTAGTTCCATACTTAAATAGGATACTAAATGTATTCCAGAAGACAGGAGACATACCTCGCATACCAAAGGGTATGGTTAAGCCAACTATAGTAGCTGGTATTAACTCTCTTGGTAGAGGTCAAGATGTACAAGCACTAGGACAGTTCCTCACTACCATTGCACAGACAATGGGACCAGAAGCTATAGCACAGTACATCAACCCTGATGAAGTAATAAAAAGACTTGCAGCTGCACAAGGTATAGATGTATTAAATCTTGTGAAGAGTATGCAGGATATACAACAGGAGCAACAAGCACAAGTACAGCAGCAAGCTGAGATGGAAGCAGTTAAGCAGACACCTAATATGATGAAGACACCTATGCTTGATCCAACTAAGAACCCTCAGTTAGCACAACAGTTAGCTCCCACTGAAGAATCACCACCAACATTATAATGGCAGAGACAATGACATATGATGCGGGTACTGATACAGTATCCACATCTGAAAATCTAACTACTGATGAACAAGACTCTCTCCAAGTAGGAGAAGCTATGCAGGAACAGCAAGAGAGTATGCTTGCTGGTAAATATAAAAATGCTCAAGAATTAGAGAATGCTTATATAGAACTCGAAAAAAAATTGGGCGAAAAATCTGGTACGGTTTCAGAAGACGTAAGTTCAGATGAGCAAGAGTCAGAACCAGAACCAGATGAACCTAAAGAAGAGAAGTCTAATGATGTAAATGATTTTGCATTCTTAGATGATTTCTATAGCCAAGCATCTTCTGAGAAAGGTGAGGTATCAAAAGAGATGATCGAAAAGATATCTCAGATGACCCCAGTAGATATGGCAAAGAACTTTCTTCAGTGGAGACAAGACGCTGAATCTAAGTACATGCCTATACCTGAGATGACTCAGCAGAATGTTACAGAATTAAAAGCTATAGTAGGAGGCGATAAGAACTACGCTAATATGTTACAGTGGGCTCAATCTAATCTACAGCGACAAGAGATAGAAATGTTCGACGCTGTTATGAGTCGTGGTGATGTAGCTTCTGCATTCTTTGCAATCAATTCTTTAGCTCAAAGGTATCAAGATCAATCAGGATATGATGGAAAAATGTTAACAGGTACACCCCCTAAATCAGGTGGAGATACTTATCGTAGTCAAGCAGAGATGGTTGCTGCTATGAATGATCCGAAGTATGATAAAGATCCAGCATATCGAAGAGATGTAATGGAAAAAGTTGCTAGATCTGACATAAAATTCTAATGTATTTTAGAAAGATTGGCCATTCATTTAAAGTACCTGACTTTGATGTTGGTGATCTAGCAGTTCAGTATGGGATTGACGGACCTGATGGTAGCTTCAATGGCATTCGGTATGACCATCTGAAAGAAGAAAACCAATGCCCATTAAAAAATATAATCCCAGACGAATTCAGGCATAAGTTTACTATGCAGTTCATGCAAGTAAACTCATACATCCCACCCCATACAGATAGTGGTACACTTGCTGTTATTAATTTCTATTTAGAAACAGCTAATTGTATTACAAAATTCTATGACATCAAAGAAGGTGCTACGCCTTCAAAATTACCTAACCAAACCAATGGTCATATCTACGCACTAGATGATTTAGATGGTTGGCCTCCAGGCTTTAAAGCTGAACCAGGTGATGTGTATATATTGGATGTCACTAAGGTACACAGTGTAATACCTTTAGAAGGTGGAGAGATTAAACGTAAAGCTTTATGCCTTGCTTCATCTTCACTTGACTTTAATCAAGTACAAGAACTTTTAAATTATGACTTTATATACAGATGAACTGCAGAAAGCTTACCAAGCTGGTGTAAATAGTGTTCTAATATCTCAAACTAATCTCAATCAACCTGGGGAATCTGGACCTTATCAAGATAAGACTACTTACCCTAAAGAAACTGAAGGTCAGAAGTTAGAGAAAGAAGGAGGCTATATAGACTCTGGAGATCCTATTACAGATGATAATATAGGTCCAGATGGAAGACCTCTTGAGTCTAGAATGTTTGACATAGATCCTAAGAAACATAAGACCCAACAAAAGCAAGGTAAGATTAGAAACCTAGCTGATCAGGGAACTACAGAAGGTGAGAAAAAAGCAGCTAAAGGAAAGCTGAAAGATCAAACCGATTTACCGAACTTCTTACAAAATATAAATATTAAACCACAGGATCTACTTAAGATATTACAACTTCTACCAGCATTAGGTGGTTTCCAACTACAGAATGCTAAAGTAACACCTGGCCCAGCTCCAGTATGGCCTGGTCATAAATGGCCTGACACTCCAACACCAGGGCAAGGACCGTTACCTAATCCTAATATACCTACTAAGTTAGCAATGGCCCCTGGAGCTTTAGATGCTTTACGTAGAGGCACTCAACCAGGATTATCTAGTCAAGAAATACGTGACCTTTTAAAACCATATACCCGAAATGATCAATTCGGAAATCCTTCAGGATCACTAAGAGTTTAATTCATGTCTACATTAACAATACCACAACAGAATAATTGGAATCAGTTCTGTAAGTGGGTAACTGACACTAACAACCGACTGTATGTAGGTTGGTTCGGTGTCCTTATGATTCCATGCTTACTTACTGCAGCAACAGCTTTTATTATCGCTTTCATCGCAGCACCGCCTGTTGACATAGACGGAATAAGAGAGCCAGTTGCTGGATCTTTACTCTATGGAAACAACATCATCTCAGGAGCCATTGTACCGAGCTCTAACGCAATCGGTCTTCACTTCTACCCAATCTG